GGGGGGCAGGGGCTGACGTCAACAGGGAGGAAAATCGTCAGCCTAACGCAGGTTACTATATTGCGCAGAGTAATGCTAGGACCGCCACAGCGCCTGCTACAGTCACAAAGACAGCCGCCAGCGCTGCCACTACAGCAGCAGCCATCTTGGCTCTTCTGCTGGCTCTCTGCGCCTCTGCGAGCCTCTGAAAGTGGTCAATCACGACGACCAATTGCCTTTCTCAAACCGGGCAAAAATTTGCTCTTTATTAGCTGGCCACGGTAATAAGATATTCCTAGTTCATCGCAGGCGGTCTTCAGCGTTTTGCCAGCCAACAGAAGAGGTTTTAATCGTGCAGCATCTGCCCGATATTCCTCCACCGACCTGCTAGACCCCCCGCCGATGCTTGGCGTTTGACGCAAGTTAAACCCGCGCGCAATTTGTTTCTGTCTCCCCTCGTCAGCCAGCTTTGCCATCAAACGGCCCACCTCAAATTCAGTCGGCGGTCGGCCCAACGTCTCGTTCATTTTTTCGAGATAATTAATCACTGATTGTCTCCCTGTATGCTCTGAGCCGTTCACAGGCGATATGATGTTCATGGATAGCGTTCAGTTCCTCGTCATGGCGAGCTTGGGTTTCCAGCACTCTGCGCTTGGTAATTTGCACCTCGCGTTTGAGGTGCTTGAGGTGCGCGTCTTGTTCTGGGGTCAATACCATTCCTTGGTGTCTCCATCCGCGTGCGCATCACTCCAGCCCGCTTTGTAAGCCGACAACTCGGCATCCGTCAGCGCCGCTTTCCCAATACGGATGCCTTTGAACGTGCCTCCAATATAACGGTGTGGGTCAAATTTTTTTCCGTAATATCGGTCTGCACCGCCCCGATCATAGGCTCCGCCGTGACGTCGGTCGTGGTCATAGGTGGCATCAATCTTCATGTCGTTTCTCCTGTTGATTAGCAGCGGCGCGCGGCCTCTGATTTCATGGCGTTCACTTCGCCTTTCGCGCGGGCGATTGCCTCCTCATTGTCATCGGTTGCAGCGAGGAACAGTAGCGCAGGGGCGAACAGTACCAGACCGACACCCATCGCGACTGCATCCGCATCAGCATCGCTCTGCTGTTCTGCTGTGGCTGCGCTCAACGCCGCCTCAGCGTCAACGATGTCAGTTCGCAGCCGGGAGCAATCTGTTGCGCTGTATGTACTAGACGGGACGTGTGCCGCCTCAATGTTAGATGGCTGCGTAGCGCAGGCAGAGAGCGCGATGGTGGCAGCGGTGATGATGGTTGCAGTTTTCATTTCAGTTCTCCTGTTGGCGTGGGGGCCGAAGCCCCCGTTTGTTACATCTGTTCTATGTAACGGACTGCAGCGGCAGCGCTCGTTACTGGGACAAAGCGCTGCTCGCTGTCCACATCCCACTGAACGAACCATTCGTTCTCTGCGCCTCCAGAGGCGCGGCCACCGATGATGGTGAAGCGGTAGCCGCTGGCCTCACCGACCCATTTGCCTCCGCCAGCTTTGGAGATTTCAGTAATGCGTTGCGGGTAGTGGACACGGCCATTGATCTTGAGAGTGTTCAGGCAGCAATGCTTCACGTCGTTAGCGGTGTAGGTCATCGTGGTCATTTTCGTCTCTCCTTGTTGATATAAATAACATACGGGATGCGAATAATAACTTCAACCCCCTATTGTAAATTATTTTAACTTTTTGGGCCGGTGCTTTGGGACCGGTGAACAGGCTGGCAAGGCGCACGTTCCATCGTTGTAAAACACATGGCTTCCGACAATGCCCCGGAACTGCATCTCAGCGGCCCATGAGGGGCTAACGTCGGTCGTATGGTAGTGAGTGCCCCCATGACCGATGATGTTGCCTGACAGGGCGTCTCTGGCGATCTGCTGGGCTGTTGCCCATGCCTCCGAGTCGGTCGGCGTATCGCTCCGGCCATCGCACCAGAAACTGAACTGGCAGTCATAAGCCTTCGGTCCGCGATCTTCCTGCATGACGCCGCAGATTGTGTTCGGCCATTGGTGGCTGTAGGTGCGCGTCAGCACGACCTCTGCGACTGCAAGCTGGCCTTCAATCGGCTCACCCCGCGCTTCGTGATAGACGGTCAGCGCAAGGCATGTGGCGGCTTCAAGGATCATTGTACCGCCCCTTCTAAGATTTGCTCTTTCATCTCGGCCAGCGCCTCATTTGCGCAATCTGCCAGTTCATGCCAGTCGACCATGTCGAAGCAACTCCCCAGCAGGCTTAGTGTCAGACCGCTTAAAGGCTTGTGATCCATCTCAAAATTCTCGACGGCTTCTTCTAACTGTTTTGGCGTGACGTGATATATTTCTTCCTCTGCAAAATCTTGAACCAGCATGTCCATGTGCCAACTTTCGACTAAAAAAGTCTCTTGGTTTTTCCACCCGTTGTATTTCATTTTCGGTCCTCCTGTTGGTGGTAGGGGCCGAAGCCCCCGGTTGTTATGCTGAAAATCCAGCAGCAAAATACTTATCTGCGATAGGGTCGTAGTCTCCGCTGCGAACCATATTGACCAGAGAATATATGGCGTTGGGGTAAAACAGCGACCGCCCCAGCCCATAATGCTTCACCACTTCCCTTGCGTAATCTTCTGCCTTGTTAATCACGTCGTCATCTTCGATGGCTAGGCACATATCAGACCAAAGCTCTCCGTCGCCCCACATGTTGCCTTCTCTACTTGATAAGATCATCTGTCTCTCCTGTTGGTTAGTGGGGGCCGAAGCCCCTTAATTTTAGGCGCGACGGCGAACAAGCGTTCCCCAATCCTCCACGATCTCTTTGGCTTTTTCGTCTGCTTCGCGCTGGCTGGACGCCGTTACAGTGATGATGCGTCCGTTAAATGTGGCGAATTTGTAGGTGGTCATCTCATCTCTCCGTTGTTGATATAAGTAACATATAGGGGCGCAGTGGGAACATCAACACCCTGCTGTAAATTATTTTAACTTTTTTTTGTGGGGTCATATTTTGTGCCTTGCGTCGCCGCTCTGGCAACATATGGTAGCAACATGATACACTCGGTGCAGTTCGTCGTCTCTGGCGACCCAATCGGAAAAGCGCGACCCCGTTTTACGAAGGGCGGGCGCGCCTATACCCCGACAAAAACACGCGCTTACGAGGAGGAAATCCGGCAGGCGTGCTGGCTAGAGATGCAGGAACAAGGACTACAGCCGACAACCCGGCGCGTGTCCGTTATCCTGACGGCGTTCTTTGCAGTGCCAAAGTCGTTCTCTAAATCTCGCAGGCTGGAGGCAGAGGCAGGCATCATCATCCCACCTCGGCCCGATATTGATAACATCTGTAAGGCGCTTCTGGACGGCTGCAATGGCATTGCTTACGCAGACGATAAGCAGGTCTGGCATCTCGCTGCATTTAAACGATATTGCGAAGCAGGTGTGCCGCCGGGTCTAACAGCTAAAATTCAGTGGGACTCGTCCAGCGAATAGCTGTGGTCTGGGCCGTAAAGTTCGCGCCATCGTTTCGGCTCTCGATGTATCGCGACTTTGCTCGTATCAAAATGGCCTTGATGGTGACCCTCACAGAGCGGAATAGCGCGGCGGTCGGAAGTCTTAGCAAAAGAAAACCGGTCGTGGATGACGTGATGCGCCTGCGTAGGTGACATCTGCGGCAGGTAGAACGCCTCGCAAATGCAGCACGGTTGCTCATGCAGCCACGCTAGAAACTTTGGGTCAGACTTCCGCTTTGGCATTGATTAACTCCAAGGGGTCAGTCCCGATTGCCCCGGCCAGTTTAGCCATTGCCTGCTCGAAGAAGACGTTAAACTCCGCTTGAGTCATTCTATACATCGCGATGCTGTCTGGCACATACATCACGCCGCCAAACTCCGAAGCGCGCGTCTGATAATAGCCGAGCGCAAACTTTAGGTCTTGATGGAGATGCTCAGACGTCGGCCATTTGCCGGTGGACTTCACAGCTTTGCCTAGCACCGACCAGTAGAGCTTGTGATGCGGTGTAGAGCGCTTGGATACATGGACCAGATCATAGACCGCGCTTGCCGGTGCGCTTGCCAACTGCTCGGCATCATATGCGGTCAGGGGAGACAAGCCCCTCTGACCGTTCAGCTTCACTGTGATGGGTGGCTTCATTGGAGGCTGTATCGCGCGATATATTTTCCACTCGGCAACTTTTCTTTGATGGTCATTATGTCATGCCCGTCCGTTCGCAACTCATGTATGCGAGACGCCAGCCGAAAACAGTTATATTTCGTGAGCGCTTCAATCGGCGTCAACGCATCGCCCCGCTGCAAATGAGCTAAGATTTGTTTGTTTTGGCTATCCATCAGTTTTCCTCCAGCGCTCGGTTGGACATCAGAGCATAAATTTCATCTCCACCGTCCACCGCAATTGCGCGAATGTCTGTCAAGCTACGCTCAAGTTGCAAGATACGACCAACCAACTTCTGGTAGCTTGGAGCATCATAAATTTCAGGGGCATCTCTGTGGGCTATGATGCGGTCCCTAACATCAGCCATTAGAACGGTATCTCGTCGTCGAGATCACCGAGGCTCTTAGCTGGAGGAGCTGCCCCCTCAGATCGCCTGCCTCCGCCGAGCGTGACGTTGCTGGCGTTGACCTGAAAATAGGTCTTGCCGTTATATTCCCGCGTTCCCAGTTCCCCGCTCACAGCGACGCTGCTCCCCTTTGTGATATACTGCGCCACAGCCTCGCCCGCCTTTCCCCAATAGGCCACTTCGAAGAACATGGCCTCCTTTGTGCGGCGGTCATTGACGGCCACGGTAAAGCCGCAAACCTTCTGGCCCCCCTGCGTTGTTCGCAGTTCGGCATTCTTTGTGCAGTTTCCGTAAATGTTGATATTTTTCATAGCCCCAGTTCCGTCTCTCTAGTTGTCCACATAAATTCTAGTCGCGCCGCAAACTCCTGATCGACCGGCTTAAGGTCGGCAATAAGTGCGTTCGCCTTGCCTGCCATTCCGCTCAGTTGCTCCGCCGTGGCCTGCTCAATAAATCGCGACAGCTTCTGCGCTCGCTCCATGACGTCAGGCTGTTGCGGCTGCTCCGGCTGCGCACGTCCTGCTGCCCGGTTGCCGTCATCATCCTCCAGCGGAACGCCAGATACAGCGCACAGACCATAGCGACGCGCGTAGGTGATGGCGCTGCCAAGGGACTGCATGTCACCCTGTTTGAAAGCGAGATAGACTCGGCTGGTGAACATGTCCGGTGCGGCAGCTTGGTGGATAAACCGCGTCTCTATGTACTGCCCGAACTCATCAGCACCCCCGGTCTGCACGATGGCAAAACCATTGGCATGGAATGGCGGGTAAACGGCTGACTGGACCGCGCTCAGGTCAGCGTAGTTGGATTTAAAGAACGGGTTCTTGGCGCTCTTCAGCGCCGCCCCCATCTCGCTCTGGGCCTTGATAAAGGCTGAAATCGCGTCTGTCATTTTATCCTCATGGATACAGTGTCGGCTCCGATGTCGAGCGTGGCGCCCGGCACATCTTCCCCGGCTTCGAGTTGTTTTTTGATTGCTGTTTTATCCGCAGTGCGGACGGTCTTAGTCAGTTGTGTGGGTATCTCCTCCTCGTTGGTTATAGTGACGCTGGCGCGTCCCTTACGCTTGCTGATGGTTGCCAGCGGGTGCGGAATTTTATCCTGCCCAGTGGCTTCCATAACAGCCATGATTGCATCATTTACCGCCCGGCGTTTGCTCTGCAAGCGTGACGCTCGGTCAGCGAAAACCTTGGACATTTCCTTCGCGGCGGTGGCATGGTGATCGGCTTCGACCGCCTCACAAATCAGGTACTCGACGACATCCATCACATCTGTTTCGCCATCGAGCGTGTCCCAATACAGCGTTTCGTCATCGCTGTAGTCGCGCAGCATCTCAGCCACCTGTTCAATAGTTACCAAATCAATTCGCATTGTGTTCCTCCAAGCAGCGCTCGACGCCAGCGGCGATGACACTGTAAGAGTCCGCCGGGAAAGCAGCTTTCAGGAAGTTCTCATATTCAATCTCGCCAGCATCCATCTGCTTGCGCAACGCTTTGTTATGCTCATGTATCGCAAGATGGATGTAACTTTGCAGTTCGTATGGTGCGGGTTGTTTCATGTTTTCTCCTCCTGTTCTGTTGCAAGCAATATCCGGCTCTGTTACAGATTGCAACAGGCAAAGCAAAGGAGCCATTAGAAATGTCAGATCGTATTATAATTTTGGGCGCGGATGAACTGCGCGAAAAGCTGACGGACCGTCGAGCGTCAGTGGTCGCGGAGCGTAGCGGATTGACGTATATGACAATCCATCGTCTAAAAAACGGGCAGCAGACATCGCTCAAGACGCTGCAAAAATTGACTGAATATTTTGAGCAGCATCCGTAATCCAGCGTTAGAACAATACTTGGGAGAGACAGATGAGTCATTACATGACCGCACTCGCCATGAAACAGACTGGGCTAAAGCCAGCGGCAAAGATCGTTCTGTACTGGCTGGCAGATCACTTCAACGGGGAGACAGGACTTTGCTTCCCCAGCTTGAAGAAGTTAGCTGATGAATGTGAGATGGATAAATCGACAATCGTTCGTCACTTGAAAGCACTAGAGGAAGCCGGGTTGATCCAGCGACAGGTTAGAACGCGAGTGAATGGATCGCAGACAAGCACGTCATATCTACTGCACCTGACCCCTGTTGCAAAACGCGACAGCCCCTGTAGCAAAACGCAACAGCCCCCTGTTGCAAAATGCGACCCCCATAACCTTGTAATAAATAACCTTGTAAATTTAACCTCTTATACGTTCGACGATGCGTGGTCTGCATATCCTCGTAAGGTAGGGAAAGGGGCTGCACGGAAGGCTTGGGAGAAGGCACAGGCAAAGGTGTCACCCGACGTTCTCAGCGCCAAGCTGGCGGAATACGTTGACAGTCTTGCAGGGGCAGACCCAAGGTACATTCCGCATCTAAGCACATGGCTCAACGGCGAGCGATGGGAAGATACAATAGAAAAGCGCCAGCAATCGGGCTTCCGATCTATGGTGGCGGAACTCGCGATGGGAGGTGAGTGATGGTCGATGACAGAGCAAAGCACAGAGCTTGGATTGCGGTCAAAGCACAGGCGCTGATGAGCCGGTATTTTCAGATGCCGCAGGATGAACTTGTGGAGCGTGAAATACTGAGGGGCTGGATGGACACGCTAGAGCCATTTAGCCGGGAGGAGATTGAGACAGCGTGTAACCGCTATCTCATCAAATACCCGTCTAAGCGCCCGCATGAGGGTCTTCTGCACAATATGATAGTGCAGCGCCGCCGTGACATGAAACCGGCTCCAGTGGCCGTGCTAGAGCCTCCAAGGCCACAGCAAGCGGTCGAAGACAGACGCAAGGCGGCAGCAGAGATAATGGCAAAATTCAGGCACTGAAAAGGATAAAATCGCAATGGCAAATACCGGGATACTGACACCCGCTGAACTGCGCAAGCTGATCACTTATGACCCAGATACTGGCGAGTTGACTTGGCTTAAACGGCCAGTCGGAATGTTCGTGTCTGAGAGAGCTTTCAGAGCGTGGAACACGCGCTTTGCCGGGACGCCTTCCTTCACCATTAAAAAGAAGGGTTATATTGAAGGTAAAATTTTTAATCGGGATTATCTTGCACACCGAGTTGCATGGGCCATTCAGATGGGCGTATGGCCTGCCGACCAGATCGACCACATCAACGGAGATAAAGCCGACAATCGCATTTCAAACCTTCGTGTGGTGACGAGCTTAGAAAACTCACGAAATCAGAAGATGAGAAAAAATAATACGTCAGGCGTGATGGGAATCCATTGGCACAAGCGTGACAAAAAATGGATGGCGGGTATCTGCGTTGAAAATAAGAAAATTTACCTCGGACGCTTTGATTGCTTGGAAGAAGCAAAGGCCGCTAGAGCCGCAGCCGAGGTCAAGTACGGCTTCCACGAAAACCACGGGAGGATTTATGAAAAGCATTGAGCCATCAGAACTCTGGCTGTCCGGTCGCGTGACGCGCTGGCATACCAACCCGCGCATGGCAGGCACTGGGGACCGCCTAGACGGACATCATGCGCGGGTTGCGCAGATAATCCTGCAATACCACCCAGACCCCTCAGCCGATCTTCTGCGCGCCGCTCTGACGCACGACGCCGGTGAGATGATCGTTGCTGACTTGCCGGCAGATTTCAAACGCGAAAAGCCAGAAATTGCAGCGCGTCATTACCGGGAGGAGATTGCAGCGCGAGACAGGATCGCTGGGGAATTTCCTGATTTGGATGACGACGATGATGCGTGGCTGCGATACGCCGACCGCCTCGACGCTTTCTTATGGGCGCAATTTCATGGGGAGGATATGCGCCAACTTGACTGGCGATTGGCCCGCGAAGAAATCGCTAGACTTGCCTCCATGCTTGGCACCATCGTCGATGATGGCGCGTGGGATGGTTTCGATAAGAACGAGGTCGTGCCGCTATGATCAACCCGTGGGCAAATAATGGACGAAAACGCCGGACAGACGTGGACCGCAAGGCCAAGCGGGCAAACGGCGAGAGTCTCCACCAGTCAACAGCCAGCACCTACCTGCGCCGTTGCGGCCTAAAAACAGGGTCTCTGTTGCAACATCTGACGGACGAGAAAATCACTTGGCTTGCGCGAAACGTCCCAGCGGGAATGACAGTCGGCGAGTTTCTCGCCACCGCCTTGCTGGATGACGCGATGGCGGAGGACGAGGAATGACTGGCGACCAAGCGCTGCCAGAACGCAGGCTGTGGTCCGCTGTTCTCGAAACAGCCGTCCGTGATACACTGAGGCCAATGCCAGAGGATGAACCCGGTTCATACGCAAATGTCGTGCGCTGGAGGCAAGATCGGGCCTATATCAAAACAGCCGACTTTTCTGATATATGTTCGCTGGCAGGTTTCGAATCAGAATATGTGCGCAAGCACGTCATTGCAAAAATGGTAGAGGATTAAAACAAGATGGGTAAAGCAGGAGAATTTCCCGCATATAAAAAGGCTCAGGTATCAGAACTGATACCATACGCACGAAACAGTCGGACGCACTCTGAGGCGCAAGTCTCAAAGATTGCATCGTCCATCAAGGAGTTCGGCTTCCTTAATCCCGTGATTACTGATGGGCAAAAGGGCATCGTAGCAGGTCACGGTCGCCTTATGGCTGCGCAGAAGATCGGCATGGACGAAGTGCCGACGATTGACGCAAGCCATCTCACAGAAGCCCAGCGCCGCGCATACGTCATTGCAGACAACCGGCTGGCACTAGATGCGGGGTGGGATGATGACCTGCTGAAAATTGAATTGCAGGACTTAGATCGCGAAAGCTTTGACCTGACGTTGACGGGGTTCGAGTTGGGAGAATTATCTAATATGTTTTTAGAGAATAACCCGGCAGAAGCGCCAGATGACTTCTCAGAAGTTGATGAGACCGATATGTCGCACATCTGCCCAAAGTGCGGGTTTGAGTTTGATGGCTGAATATAAAATTCCAACCGTCAAGGAGCTGCGGAGCGCGACAGAGAGCGGCAACCATAAGTTTGAGGTTGTCTCTCTATTCGCGGGAGGAGGAGGCTCGTCTACGGGCTATAGAATGGCCGGAGGAAAGGTTTTAGCCGTCAATGAGTTTATGCCAGAGGCAGTTAAGACCTACACGGCGAACTGGCCGACGACACAAGTTCTGCCCAACGATGTTCGCAAGCTATCAGGGCAAGACATTCTTAAAGCTATTGGCAAAAATCAAGGTGATTTAGACATCTTGGATGGTTCGCCGCCATGTTCGGCCTTTTCAACCGCAGGCATTCGAGACAAGGGTTGGGGCAAGAAAAAGAAGTATTCAGACGCAGAGCAGGAAAATGTTGAGGACTTGTTTTTCGAGTATATCCGCGTTTTGCGAGACATCCGACCAAAAGTATTTGTGGCCGAAAATGTCAGCGGGTTGGCAAAGGGCGTGGCTAAGGGTTATTTGAACGAAATCCTGCGAGAACTAAGGCAAAGCGGCTACGAAGTCTCATGCAAGATACTTGACGCGCAATGGCTTGGTGTTCCTCAAAAGCGGGCGCGCACAATCTTTGTTGGGGTTCGAAACGACCTATGGAGACCTGAGTTTAAGGGTAAGTTGCATCCAAAGCCCTATGGAGAAAGGCCGACGCTCAGGCAGGCGTTTGAGGGGCTTGCTTTTACGGACAAGGACCGAGAGCAGACTGAAATGTCAAAATATGCAACTTTTAGAGAGTTGATAAAACTTCCGAGGGGTGGGGAAAGCAAGAAATATTTTCAGCTTGTCAAAGCTAACCCTACTTCGGTTTCCCGTTGTGTGACTGCTAGCTCAGGGGCCTTGTCAATCGCTTGCGTAAGGCATTGGGACAATAGAGCGTTTAGCGTTTCCGAGGTGAAGCGCATTATGTCTATTCCTGATGACTATATTTTGACGGGGACGTATCAACAGCAGGTAGAGCGCCTTGGACGTATGGTTGCGCCGTTCATGATGAAAGCCGTGGCAGAAAACATCTTAGAACTAGGAGTGTTAAATGCAGATACCAAGTGAAGGCTCATGGTCATTTGATGCCAATGGAATTGCAGACGCATTTGATGCTCATGTAAGAGAGCAGCTTCCTTGGTATGACTTGGCGACGGATGCTCTTGTTCATATTGCGCGGCATTACATTCCAGAAGGCGGGATAGCTTATGACATAGGCGCATCAACGGGCAATGTAGGACGTGCTATTAAAGAAATACTAGAAGACAGATCAGCAAAACTTATTGCCGTCGAAAAGTCAGAGGAAATGTCGAAGCGGTACAATGGGCCGGGTAATCTTATCGTCGCAGATGCGAATGAAATTGAATTTGAACCCTTTGACTTTGGGGTTGTTTTCCTCGCGGCTATCTTCATGCCGGTGACAAAGCGCAAAATCTTATTAGATAACATGACCAAAAGGTTAAGAGACGGCGGAGCAATCGTGCTTGTAGAGCGCATGGAGGCAGGAACAGGTTATCCTTCAACAATCAGTGCGAGAATAACGCTCGCAAATAAATTAAAGTCAGGCGCGTCTGCTAATGATATAATATCCAAAGAACTAAGTCTTAGCGGAGTGCAGAGGCCAATGTCTCAAGGTGAGATACCTGATAACGCCGTCGAGTTTTTTAGATTAGGGGATTTCGCTGGCTGGATTATTCAAGGATAGAAAAATGGGACGTAAGCCGAAAATCTTAACCGACGAGCAGCGAGCGCAAGTAGAGGCACTAGCTGCGTATCTATCGCAGGAACAAATCGCCGATTATTTTGGCATTGGTAAAACAACATGGTTTGCCATGATGAATCGCGACCCTGACATTTCCGAACGCTATAAAAGAGGCAAGGCAAAAGCTATCGTTGCTGTAGCGCAGGGTCTTCTTCAAGATGCTAGAAATGGGGATAGGCTATCACGAATGTTCTATCTCAAAACGCAAGCTGCATGGCGGGAAACAACCGCTCATGACCATTCATCAAGCGACGGAACTATGGTTCCTGAAACTATAATTATCCGAGCAGCAGAAGATATTAACATCGACGAAGCAGATGACGAAGAGCGCCTCCATTGACCTGCCGCCGAGCCTTGTCCCGGTCTACGCGCCGCTGAGAGGCTCCGCACAGTACCGAGCGACATATGGAGGGCGAGGCTCTGGCAAGTCACAATCAGCAGCACTCATGGCGGCAGTGTGGGGCTTCGCAGAACCTCTGCGCATTCTCTGCACCCGTGAACTGCAAGTCAGCATTAAGGATAGCTTCCACCGCGAGGTAAAGGACGCCATCGAACGAACCCCATGGCTGGCGGCTCACTACGACGTCGGCGTCGATTATCTTCGCGGTCGCAACGGCACTGAGTTCGTCTTTCGCGGGCTTCGTCATAATAGCAGCAGCATCAAGTCGCTCGCGGGCATTGACCTGACGATTGTGGAAGAGGCCGAGGACGTACCGGAGGATAGTTGGCTGGCGCTAGAGGCTACAGTGTTTCGGAATCCCAAATCGGAACTATGGGCGCTCTGGAACCCGCGCAGCGATGCTTCCCCGGTAGATAAACGCTTTCGACAGACGCCGCCAACCGGTGCTATCATTCAAGAGATAAACTGGTCTGGAAACCCATTCTTTCCTCCGAACCTCAACCTGCTACGGCAGAGAGAGCAGCAGCGCCTAGACCCGGCGACCTATGCCCATATCTGGGAGGGGGCATATCTCCAGAACAGCGATGCGCAGGTATTTGCCAACAAGTTTGAGGTCAGAGAGTTTGAGCCGCAACGACAGTGGGACGGGCCATACTACGGGCTAGACTTCGGTTTCGCCCAAGACCCGACCGCAGCCATAGAGTGTTATCTGCACAACGATTGTGTATATATACGCAGAGAGGCTGGCCGCGTCGGCTTAGAGATTGACGACACGCCAGCATTCCTGCGGGAGCGAATGCCGTTGATTGAGCAACACACAGTGCGGGCTGATAGCGCCAGACCAGAGAGCATCAGCTATCTGCAACGGCACGGCATCTCCAGTATCAAGCCGGTTAAGAAATGGGGCGGCAGTGTAGAAGACGGCGTTGCCTTTATAAAATCGCGTGACCGTGTTATCTTACATCCTGACTGTGCGGAAACTGCGCGAGAGTTCCGCCTATACTCGTATAAGCAAGACCGCCTAAGCGGGGATATAATGCCGAAGATAGTCGATGCTAACAACCACTTCATCGACGCTCTGCGATATGCTCTCCAGCCGATGATTGGCGGGACGTCTCAACAAGTCTTCGGAGTGCTCTGATGGTCTGGCCTTTCAGCAAAAAAGAAACGGAAGTAAAGCAGCACCCAGCGGGGCAGTCTTTTCTAGTGAACGAAACTGTAAGCTGGCAGGGAGCGAACGACCGACGCGCCTACATCCGCGAAGGCTATCAGCTTAACGTCGTTGTCTATCGCGCTATCCGAGAGATTGTAGAGGCGTCTAAGTCCATCAGCTTTGAACTATGCCAAGGTGACGAGGTGCTGACAGAGCATCCGGCGCTGACGCTCATGGCTCGCCCAAACCCGTGGCAGGCTTATGAAAGCTGGCTATCGGAGATGATAGTCAACCGAATGCTGTTCGGGGAAACCTTCTGTGTGGGAACCCCAGAAGGCCAGCCCGCAGAACTGTGGCCGCTCAATCCGATTGACATGGTGGTTAAGCCGGGGGCGCATGGACTGCCCAAGGCGTATTGCCACAAGAAGGGGAAGTCGGAGCAGTATTTCGCAGTGGACCAAGTGACTGGCGAAAGTCAGGTTTTCTATATCAAGTCGTATAACCCGGATAACTACTGGCGGGGACAATCGCCCCTCATGGCGGCTGCGCTCTCAGCAGATACGCACAATGCTGGCAGCAAGTGGAACTACAGCCTGCTCAAGAACAGCGCCCGACCGAGCGGCCTTGTTCGGTTCAAGGGCGGCTATCCCGGAGGTGAGTCCATCCAGAGAATGCGGGAGTATTTCAAGAACGCACTCAGCGGTGAGCGCAACAGTGGCGAAATACCGATGCTGGCCGACGATGCCGAGTTTGTCGAGATGAGCAAGACGCCGATGGATATGGACTTCATCAACACGATGAAAGAGACGTCCAAATATGTCTCCTCTGCGTTCGGTGTTCCGCTGCCGCTAATCGACAACGACGCCAGCACGTTCAACAATCTGGAGCAGGCAAAAGAGCGCCTGTATACTGATACCGTCATCCCGCTGATGGACGAGTTTTTCGGAGGGCTGAATAACTGGTTGCTGCCTCGATTCGGGGAAGACCTCCACTTCAAACTGGACCTCGACAGCGTTTCCGCGCTGGAAGGCATCCGCCAGAAGCTGTTTGACCGTGCGGTATTGGCGTTTGAAAAAGGCGTTCTGACGCGCGAAGAGAGCCGTGTGATGATGGGCTTCCCATCCGAAGGCGAAGGGGAATACACGCCACTTCTGGCCCCTGTGATGGAGCAGAAGAGCGCAGAACAAAAGCAATCATTCAAGCCCCCAGCAGATGTGGTGAGCAACTACCGCAAGGGACTTGAGATGCACGAGGAAGGCTTGACTGGCGACGGTATTGAGCCAGCTACCATTCGCACAGCCACCCGCATCGTGAACGGCGGAAGCGTGTCGGACGAATGGGTCAGGAAGGCAAACAGATGGTGGGGAAGAAATGAACGTTTTCTTTCTGAGGAAAGGGATAGCGCGGCTTATGCTTCTGCAATGCTATGGGGTGGCGCGGCTGGTCGCGACTGGTATCGCGCCCGATACAACGAACTGGAGCGCGAGAGCAAAGACGAAGAAGTTAGCGACGCGGTTCGTGAGGGCCTTAAAAATAAGGTTGAGGAACACAACGAAGATGTCGGCGACGTTCCATCTAAGCGCACCAACCTGCGGACGTTGATTGCAGTCTTCCGCCGTGGAGTTGGGGCGTATAATACGAACCCCGGAAGCGTAAGGCCAAACGTCAACAGTGCTGACCAATGGGCTTATGCGCGGGTAAATAGTTACCTCTACGCACTGAGGAACGGCAAGTTCCGCAGCGGCAAGCATGACACGGACCTACTGCCGGAAGGCCACCCGATGACGACGCGCAAGAGCGCCGGGGCTGAACTTCTTCGCAAGATCGCATATGGCTACTGAACTGGAGGAAATGGAAGAGGCGGCGACGCCTATCGTTTCCAAGACGCTCACAAGCCTAATGCGAGACATGCTCGCCCAGTATGAAGCGGACGACATGGTGAGCCTGCCGACGGATGCGAACGAGCGCGTGGGCAAGATGCTCAATGACGTTTATCAAATTGCCATGCGTGGCACTGGGCAGAACCTAGTTGATAATCTGAAGAACTGCTTCCCGCAGCTAGAAACCAAGCAGGATGAAGAAAGCCTGTTTGAGAAGTTGATAGCAGAATATCTGGAACGGTTCGGCGCAGCGAAGATATTCCAAATCACTGAAACGACCCGCAAGCAAATTATGGGCGTGATTAAAGAAGGCCAAAAAGAAGGCTTGGGAAGTCAGCAAATTGCTGACCTAATGCGAGCAGCCATTCCCAGCTTCAGCCGCTCTCGTTCAATGCTCATTGCCAGAACTGAAACGCATGGCTCTTCTCAATTCGCATCATTGCGCACTGCGCAGCAATCAACGCGACCGCTCGTCAAAAAATGGAACAGCGTCGAAGATGCACGGACTAGAAGCATCTTGATGGACGACACGCATGACCATCGCGTCATAGATGGGCAGCGAGTAGCGCTTGAGCAATCGTTCATGGTGCCGACAATCTTTGGCACGAAAGAGCCTTTGTTATATCCCGGCGACCCAAATGGCACTGCTGGCAACGTCATCAATTGCCGTTGCTCTATGACCTATCGTCGAGCGGATAGAGACAGCGCAATAAGTGTGCCAACGGCGTCAGCAACTAGACGTTCTGGGCCGTTCGAATATGAATCCTTTGTTGCTCCGACGAGCGTGGCGGCAATGAATAAATTCATTACAGATAAAGGTCTTGCAGATTCCGCTGATCTAAAAGGCCTAAACGTAAAAGCCACTGCTCCACAACTTAAAGCGATCCTTGAGGTAAAGGAAAGGTTTGGGTTGAAGCCGCTCGCCGGAATCGGGCCAATAAGCAGATACCTGCCGAGAACAAGAACTGGGAAAAATGTCGAAGCGTCTGTGTATACTAATATCACGAACAGAGACACCGGAAATCGCGGCATTCTAAACCTACCGACTAAGTTCGGGAAAGACTCTGACCAAATAGATTTGGCTAGGGGAGCGCGGAATCGCGTCTCTCTTTATCAAGACACACAAGAAGATAGCTGGCGGAATATATCAGCCACAATAGAGCCAGAAGAGTCACTTTCTGAAAGATACAACCAGATGAGAAATACAAGCCGCAGCGAGTATTTGTGGACGGTTGGCAATACAGAAGACCCAGAGCGCCGCCGAAATAGCACAATTTTTCACGAATATGGTCATGTCATTCATCTTACTGAGCGAGATTCCGACCTGTCGCGGGAAATTAATAAGTTCCTAAAAACTAGAGAGCCAAGAAAAAACCATTGGGACATATTGGTGTCAAAGTACAGCAGCCAAGACGATGACGAATATATCGCGGAAACCTTTGCGCTCTACATGATGGATGAGAGCGAGCATTACCGAATCCACCCAGAACTCCTAAAGTTATACAAGAGATATGATCGTGCAAATAACGCTTGATGAAGCTATGGACATGTTGAGAGCAGCCAAGCCCGGTGAAGCCTTGAACACGGTTGATGAGATACGGAGTCTATATAAAGAAGATGATGCGGACGAGGTTTTGGGATGGCTGGAGGAAAACGCAATCCTAAAGGATGCAAGAGCCGAAGGCGAAATCTTTATCTCTCCTTGAGAAGATAACTCGTAAATAGGTGTCACTTTGCAGAAATGCCCATTGATGCTATAGTTCTGGGCATCTTTGCAAAGGTGCAGAATGCCAGAACGCAACCCAACGGAAAGTCGTACTGAATGGCTAGAGCGCTGCATGGGCGATGCAGAAGCCGTTGCAGACTTTCCAAATAACGACCAACGCTTTGCGGTTTGCGTGAGCAAGTGGGACGAAAGGTCAGACGACATGGAAGTAGAGCAGAAGTCGCTAAACGTCAGCGTCAAGATGGTTGGCGAGGAAGGCCAGATTGAAGGCTACGGTGCGGTATTTGGCAACGTAGACAGCTACGGCGACGTCATCGAACCGGGCGCGTTCATGGAAACGCTTGGGATGCGCAAGCCAAAGATGCTCTATCAGCACCGCATGGAAGACCCCATTGGCGTCTGGGATGAATACAAGGAAGACAGCCGTGGCCTGTATATGAAAGGCCGGATTGTCACCAAATCGACTAAGGGGCGCGACGCCTACGAACTAGTCAAAGCCGGGGCCATTGATGGTCTTTCAATCGGCTATATTACAAGGGACTATGCGATGGACGGCAACAATCGCCGCCTCAAATCGGTAGACCTCATTGAAACGTCACTGGTGACCATGCCTGCCAACAGCGAGGCTATGGTAACATCTGTGAAGAACGCCGACGTGCGCGACGTAGAGCGCGCTTTCCGGCATCTAGGTTTCACCCGGTCAGAGGCCAAGGCCATGGCGTCGGCAGCGTGGAAGCGGCGCGATGATGTTCTGCGTGAGGCAGACGTTATCGTCCCAGAGGATAATCAGCGCGAGGTTGATGAACTCAAAGCCCTACTGTCTGAAACCCTGCAAAATTTTGGAGGACAAAATGTCTGACTTTGCAGAAATCAAAGGGCTGGTTGAGCAGATCAACCAACCCCTCGTTGACCTTCGCAAAGAGGTTGATGAACTGAAGAGCGGCTCAAAAGATGTCGTGACGCAGGAAAAGCATGACCGCATGTCGGCTGAGATCGTCGCTAAAATGGACGAGATGCAGCAGAAGCAGGCTAAACTTGAGGCAGCTATGCAGCGTCCCGGCGCAGCAGAAGAAGCCAAAGGTTTCGACGCTGACCATGAGGCCAAGCACCGCGATGCGCTTCGTGAATATATGGCTTACGGCAACCTGCCTGCTGGCTTCAAAGCTGGCTCGGAAGGCGTCGAAATTAAGTCTATGTCTACGGACATCAACCCGGATGGCGGCTATCTGGTTCGCCCAGAACTGTCTGACACCATTGTGTCTCGTATCTTTGAAACCTCGCCTCTGCGTCAGGTTGCAAACGTCGAGCAGACTGGTGCCAAGTCAATCGACATCCTGATTGATGACAACGAAGCAGCGGCTCGTTGGGTTGGTGAAGGCGCTTCTGGCGGCGAAACCGACACTCCAGAACTCGGCCAGAAAGTCATTGCGGCTCACAAGATCGAAGCTGACCCGCGCATGACGACTGAGATGATTGAGGATGCTTACCTCGACGTCGAAGCATGGCTGTCTGGCAAGGTTGCTGACAAGTTCGCACGGACGCAGAACAGCGCCTTTGTGAATGGCGATGGCGTGAACAAGCCGCGTGGTTTCCTGACATATGCTGCACAGGCTGTGTCTGGCACTTACGAGCGCGGTGCAATCAATCAGGTGAACATGGGTACAGCAGATGCGCTGAACGCCGATGGCTTGATTGCAGTGCAGAACGCTCTGAAGGAAGGCTATCAGGCTGGTGCAGTGTTCGGCATGAAGCGCACTACCTTCGGCGCAGCACTGCAACTGAAAGGGGCGGATAACTACTTCTTCTCCCCGGTGTTGCTGGCAAACGGTCAGGCAACTATGCAGCTTCTCGGCAAGCCCGTCATCTTCATGGATGACATGCCTGCTGTTGCTGCAAATGCTCTGTCAGTTGTCTACGCGGACTTCTCGGTGGCCTACACCATCGCGGATCGCGTCGGCCTGCAAATCCTGCGTGACCCATACTCCAACAAAGGCTTCGTGACCTATTACACGACGCAGCGCGTTGGCGGTGACGTCACTAACTTCGATGGCATCGCCATCGGTAAAGTCGCAGCGTAAGGAGACTTAAACAATGGCTGTTTTTGACACCCGCAACGACGCCGAATATGGGATGGGCCTCTCGGCCACCCTGTCCGGCACCACCAAAGCCGAAGGCGATTGGATCGACATGCAGGGCTGGCAGAGCGTTACGTTCTCTGTTGGCACCGGCACGGTCACCGACGCTGGCACGGCCTCTGGCTTCTCGTTCCAAGTTGAGGAAGGCGATGACACCACGGACGCAGGCGCGACCGCAGTGGCTGATGCAGACCTTGTTGGCACCGAAGCTGCGCTGACCGTGACCTCGGACACGGACGACGACAAGATGATTGGCTCCATCGGCTACATCGGCAGCAAGCGTTATGTGCGCATGACTGCTGTTGGCACCACTGGCACCAACGCCGTTGTCAACGTCCATGCCACGAAGCGGATGGGTTCGAACATGGGTTCGGCAACCATCGACAGCGGCACGGCTGCAACCTAACTAGGGCGGGGCGGCTTTGGTCGCCCCATCCTTTCACTGATAGGGGAATACCATGTCGCAAATTAATTGGGACGAGATTCCCGAAGCATCCGAAGATGGCAAGAGAGCCGCTGACCTCATCATTCGCACCGATGCGGGAGAAGAGCGCCGCACCGGATATGATGGCGGATGGCTTTACTTTGGTGACGCGACTCACACCTCCTCAAATAAACAAGCTATCAGCGCAGACACCGAGACGCTGCTTTCAATAGATGGCGCGAACGGCGACACGAATACAAATTTCCGGCGAGGCGTCCCGCTTGACGTTTGGTCAAGCAATACTCTCCAGCCCCAAGCGACTGGCGAGGTCTACACAGTCAGCATTGACTTCAAGGTAGACAAGGCGACCTCAACACAGACGTTTGTTCACATGGCAGGCAAGATCGGCTCTGGCTACTCAACCTCCATCACTGATGAACGCAAGCCACTGACCAAAGGTTCCGGCATAGAAGACTTCATAGTGTTCAACAAAATTCTGTTCGTGACGAACGCCTTCGGCGCTGAAGGGCTGCGCTTCTTCCTTACGTTCGACGAAAATGTTAATGTATGGGACAAGGCAATCTTCATACAGCGGACGCACAGCCCATGACCGAGATAAAAATGCTACGCACCCTTCCGGTCGCTCCGAACGGCATCAGGGTTGAGGTATGGCATGAAGGCTCGTCACATGAAGTGGACGATAAGCTTCTAAGCATTTTGATTGATGCAGGCGCGTGTGAGATTGTGACCAAGGCAATCCCAGTTGCACCAGAGAACAAGATGCGCAAGCGCGCAAGGCCAAGGAAGGCTGCAAACAATGACTGACGATATTGACGAGGATGTTCCGTCTGAAGCCAAGCCGGAAGCAGTGAACGCAGAGCCGGGTGATTTATCATATTCTACTTATGAAGATTACCTTGCCAACACAGACAGCCCCGTGAGCCGCAGCAAGTGGCGACGCGAACAGGCGATGGCAAAGAGGGCTGAGGGATGAGATTCAACCGCAAGTCTGCCTATGTAACTGTCAGCACAGATAGCCCAGCTATCAGCACAGCGGACATGAAGACCTTTCTGCGTGTCGATGGCAGCGCAGACGATGCGGTGATTGGGGCTTATGTTTCGACCGCTACAGAGGCTTGCAAGCAATATCTACGTCTCGCACTTCTTACCGAAACTTTCGTAATGAAGGCTGATGGCTTCCAGTATGCTGGCGCTGATGACCGAATGCTTGCGCTTGGCCCCGGCGTGCATACTGGCAGTCGGCCATATATTCTTGGCGGCGGTGAAACCTTTGACGTTGCTTATCCGCCGCTCCAGTCAGTGACCAGCGTAGAGACGTTCGACCGTTCAAACAACGTCAGCACGTTCTCAAGCGACAAGTACCAAGTGGACCTGCAAAGCGGACGCATCTATCTGAACGAAGGCGAAACTTGGCCCAGTGACTTGCGAGCGCAGGACGCGGTGAAGATCACCTATGTTGCAGGGTACGGCAGCGGCTCTATACCTGACCCGATCCTGCAAGCCATTCGTGGCTATGTAGAGCAGCTATACGACGGATGCGAAGGCATGACCGCAGAGATTAAGCGCCTTCTTAGCTTCTATCGTCGGGGGGACGAACTCGCGTGGTAGCCTGCTGCTCAAAATACAATGCCCGCCAGCTTCGCACTGAGGTTTCGTTCCAAAGGGAAACCGACACCGCAGACAGCATGGGCGGCGTCATACGCAACTGGGCGGCAATCTCAGGTGCGCCAACCCGTGCGATGGTCAAGCCCCTCACAGGGCGCGAGGTGTGGGGTTCTGACCGACTAGAGGCCATCGGGAACTATAAAGTGGTCACACGGTATTTCTCAGGGCTGACCGAGAAGGACCGCATTGTCATTGATAGCCGAAACGGTCAAATCAGATTCGTTGCCAATGTCGATTACATGGACGAATGGCTAGAAATAACCGTTCAGCTTGGACCAGCGACATGACGGTCACTTTGAATGTCACAGGCTCTGATGCGGTTCAGAAGGCACTAGAGAGTGCCAGCAAGGAAATCAGAGAAGAGGTTTCTGACGCTATCTTTGACTTTGCCACAGACGTGCAGCAAGGCATCGTAGAGTCGATTAATAAGGGGCCGAAAACTGGTCAGGTCTACGACAGCATCTTTCGAACCATCAATGGTCGTGCGGTTCCTGTTGCGCCACGCAGCGGCTCTGGGCTGTCCGCTACGCATCAGGCATCTGCGCCGGGACAAGCACCCGCCTCAGACACAGGACGGCTTGCAAGCAGCATCACGCTTGAGGAAGAAGGGCAGTTTACGGTGACGGTTTTTGCGAAGGCAAAATATGCTGCCTATTTGGAGTATGGAACCCGCTCAATCGCACCTCGCCCATTTATGGTTCCAGCCAAGCAGAAGGCAGAGCCTGCGTTTAAGGAAGCACTTGAGAACGCACTGAAGGACTTGCTGTAATGGAAACTGAAGGCATTCTTGGGGCGGTCTACGCCAAACTGGCCGCTGACAGCGACGTTAGCAGCTTTGCAGTGTCAATTGGCGTCGAGCATCCGCAGGATACAGACCCGGCAAATCTATCTGTCTTCCCCTACATCACGTTCTCAGCATCTGCGTCTAATCCGTTTGATGACAAAGACGCCGTTGGCGAGACTATTGTTGTCCAAGTGACGCCTTGGGGACGAGGCACAGGAACTAAAAGTGCGACGAAACAAGTGGCGGAAGGCGCAGACTTCATCCATGCGGCTCTTCATCGAGCTACGCTGACGGCGACAGGTACGAACATCATAAACTGTCTTTACCAGAGTTCACCGGGTATTATTGAAGACCCAGATGGGTTTACAAAATATCGCCCGATGCTGTTCTCAATCACCTATCAAGATGCATAACTAGGCATCAAGTTGATGCTGTGATATATTCCACTAAACCCAGAACGAAAGGACGGGCAAGATGGCTGCTGAAGCTGGCCGCGACATGCGGATTGAATATGCGTCGGACGGGGCAACCTATGCCGACATTATCGGTGCGCGCACTGACACGCTCACCTTCAATAACGAAGCGATTGACATCACTGACAAGGATGACGATGGCGTTCGCAAATATCTTGATGACGTCGGCGTCAAGAGCATGACGTTAAGCGTCACGGGTGTCGCCAAGGGCAGCACGTACTCGGCGCTCGCACAGGCAGCAGCCTCAAGCACTGCGCTTCATTCCTTTAGGGTTTCGTTCGGCACGTTTGCGACCTACACTGGCTCGTTCTTCATCACCTCTTTCGAAGCGACTGGCGAGCAAGCGGATACTATTACGTTCACGCTATCGCTTGAAAGCGGCGGTGCAATCACAGCAGCATAAGGAGCAAATGAGATGGGCGACATCACACTAACATGGGAGGGCGAGGACTACATTCTTTCCGACAGGAAGGCTTTTGAAGTTCTCGACGAGGTAGAAGAGGCAATGAGGATTGATGAGATCGTCGCGGGTATGCAAGCCCCGATGAGCGTCAACTTCACCAAGTTGTCTCGCGCCTACCAAGTGATGCTTGACGCGGCTGGGTGCCGTGCTGGAGTTCGTGAGATTCGCCGTGCGCTTTTGGGAAACCTGACGGGCGGCGAAAACTTTACGGAAGAAGACAGTGAGGCTGAACGTGCGCGCAAATCAGTTGCCCGCTTGCAGATGACTGTCACGGCACTCGGTCAGCTACTGATGGTAGTTATGGACGGTGCAGAGATTGAAGAGGCAGCAGAAGGTAGTTCTGTGGGAAAGGAGAAAGCGCCCGCTTCGTAAAGTGGGCGTTTACGGTCGCTGTTAAGACCATTGGTCTCCAACCGTCAGAGTTCTGGAATATGAGGCCAAGGCATTTCTGGTATCTGTTCCATGTGGAAAGAGAAGCGCAGGGTCGGTCCAAGAGTATACCGGGACACCTAGGCAAGAGCGAACACGAGCGGTTGCTTAGTATAATAGAGGAATAAAATGGCTCTTCCCCCGATTGAAATTAAGTTCACAGCGGACACTAAGGGGGGAGAGGTCGGCATTAATCGCATTAAACGTGCGATGAAGGAAGCCGATGCTGCTGCGGAAGAATACAGACTTGCATTAGCGCAAGTTTCTCGCGCGGAAAAAGCAGGCGCTCTTACTGCCACGCAAGCAGCAAAAGCCGTCAAGCAAGCTGAATCAGCTTATAAGAAATCAGCAACCGCTGCTGCGTCATATATCGGCGCGACTGCTAAAGTCACAAAAGCGCAAAACGCGTCCGCAGCCACTTCTAAGCTAAACTCACACGGTCTACGAAACGTGGCCTTGCAGCTTAACCAAGTTGGGCAGCAGTCAGCAGTCACGGGCGACTTCCTCGGCGCTCTAGCTATCCAGTTGCCGGATTTGTTTGCCGGGTTTGGCGGTCTTAAACTTGCCATCGGTGGCGCTGCTGTGGCTCTGGCTGTTGCGCTTGGTCCAGCCTTATTTCAGGCAATGGGCGCAGTACGCTCGTTTGAAGAGCAGATGGAGTCTCTGAGCGATACAATTTCAAATCTTGACGGTCAAGCAGACGACTTAAAAGAGACAGCAGAAGACTTGGCGGAGGCTTTTAAGGCCGCTACTCAGGAAAAGCTAACGAACGCGTTGGTGAAGGCCGAACTTAGTGCTGTGGAAGCCACTAAAGCACTCAAAGAAAACGTGGCGAATGTTGACGTTTTAATTGATCGGTATGCGGCTCTTAGGGGAGAGGGACAGGAAAAATTTATATCCAAAGAAGCATTTGAAACGACGGAAGCAAACCGTCTTGAAGGCGCTATTAAGCGTGTTGGGAAGGAATTAGGATTAGCTGTACCTGAAGCAGAAGAATTTATCCGTATTCTTAGGGACCTCGACAAAGCCAAAGGCTTTGAAGAGCAAAGGGTACTAATCTCAAGATTTACTTCAATTCTAAAGGAGTCAGCCAATTTTAGTAAAGATTTAAGACAAAGTGTTATAAACACAATTATAGAAACCATTGATCTTACAAACCAAGTTATAGATGCGGAAGGGGCTGTACGAAATCTTAAAGACGTTATTGATCAATTAGCGCCTGCAATGTCAGCAGCTTCAAGAGAAGCAGCGATTTTCGGAGAGGCAATCTTCAGCGGCAGATCAAATGCTCCCAGCCAAGCACCTGCGCCTCGCGGTCGTCCATCTCGTGATAGGCCTCGTGGCGGGGGGCGTGGGCAGAGCGAAGAGCAAATTGCGGCTGAGAGGCTAGATAGAAGCATCAAGCAGTTGGAGGAACGTCTTAATCGGGAGACGTCCACCGAGATGGAGTTGCTGGCAGAGCGTTTCCAGAAGCGAATGGACCTAATCAGTGAGGCTCAGGAGAAAGAGCGGATTGGTGACGCGGAAGCCAATGAACTAAAACTGCTGGCCGAGCAGGCATTCTTTAACAGTAAAAACGAGATTTTCCGCAAGTACGTCCAAGAGGCTATCCAAATTGCGCAAGAGGAAGCCGACAGGCTTGCGTCCATTGACGAACAAAAGAAGCAAGCGCGTAAATCGTTCTTGAATTCCATGCTTGCGCTCACATCTGGCTCAAGCAAGAAGCTGTTTAAAATTGTGAAGGCTGCGTCTATCGCCAACGCAGTCGTCGAAGGCTACGAAAGCGCCGTGTCCGCCTATAATAAGGGCATGAAGGTTGGTGGCCCGCCGGTCGCCGCATTGTTCGCAGCAACCTCTCTGGCGCGCACTGGGGCGCTGATTAAGTCTATCTCCTCCACTAGCTTTGGTGGAGGTGGTGGCGGTGCTGTAGGCGGCGGAGGAGCCGCAGGGGGAGCAGCAGAGGCGGCTCCAACCGTGTCTCGGAATGTCGCCATACAACTTTCTGGTGGGGACGTGTTCAGCCGTGACCAAGTGGTCGGGCTTATCAATCAGATTAACGAAGCCGTCGAAGATGGCGCAGTGGTGAGGCTCGCATGACCGTCATTCTTGAAAGCGGCTACTCTTTGCCGTCTGGCGATTACCCCCTTACCCATGCTCGTATCGGCCACACACTTAACTGGCTTGATGGTGGGACCGCAGTTGGGTCGAGTACTGCGACCGGGTTCTTTGCTGATGCGCCTCTGAATACCTTGACCTATGAGCGATGGAAGCCGTCCAGCGTGGCGGCAACGTGGGAGTATAACCACGGCAGTGCGGCCGAGTGTGACTATGCTGCAATCGCCGCTCATACGATGGGAACAAACGGCAATAGCGTTCAAGCTCAGTATTACGACGGCGCTGCGTGGCAGGACCTATCACCAGTGACCCCTGTTCCATCTGACGAGCCGATCATGTTTATCTTTGAGCCGGAGACACGCCAACGCTGGCGCATCAGCATCAATGGCGGCACCGCCCCCGAAATAGGCGTCATCAAGTTCGGCAGAGCGATGCAGATGGAGCGTCCTCTATATGGCGGTCATGCTCCTGTACCTATGGCGCGTGAGACAATCCTGCGCAGCAACTACAGCGAGACTGGCGAGTTCTTGGGTCGAACCAAGCAGCGGACATATCTACAGACTCAGTATGCTTGGGAGCATCTAACATCGACATGGGTGCGAGCGAACTGGCCCAACTTCCAGCTTGCGACAGAGGCTCAACCTTTTTTCATAGCGTGGCGTCCGACGACGTTTGGCGATGTAGCGTATGCACAACTCGATCAGGTGCCTGTCCCGTCAAACATGGGCATCAAAAACTATATGAGCGTCTCCATGAATATCAGAGCGCGCGCGTATGACTGATTATCCAGCGGGCCGCGAGCCGATCCAGATTGTCGAGATTTTACAGCCGCTCTGTGAAAACCAGTTCGGCGTGTCTCCCTGCACGGCTACAGGCACCGCTGACACGAAGTGCTATAACACTCGCGCCACTTGCCAAGACACCGCTAACTTCGCGCTAGGAACGCCGCTAAGCCTTTATTTCACAAAGGCGCAGTTTCTGCCGATCTTGCGGGAAGGCGCTCGCCAGTCTGACAACCCAGATGATTGGGTGGTTGATACTGGGTTTTGGAACGACGCAGGCGAGTGGTACGACACAGCGGTGTGGTTTGATACTGGCGAAGAGCAACTGAACCCGTTTGACCCGGTGAACAGCACCATGCCGGATTACATCTTCCCGGCACTTGTCAATGTATCGACCAGCCCGACTAAGATTAACTTGGCCGGGGCATCACGGGACAGCAAGGGGCTAGGCAATCGCGCGCTCTGCACCATTCGCTTCAAAGACTTCCAGCACACAGACCGGGTAGTCGACCCGTACATTAGCGGCAGAAGCTGGGAACCTCTATCGAAGGATCGTGGCTCGTTCTGGTCGCGCTGGCTGGTGCGGAACAAGTATCGCACGAACATGCAGGTCAAGGTGTATGAGGGATACGCCGGACAAGACCTGTCAGAGATGTCAGTGCGTCTGTATTTCGTCCACAGCATCAGCAACCAGAACAGCGCAGGCGACATCACCCTACAGTGCAAAGATGTTCTGGCGCGCATAGAGGAGAGGCAGGCGCAGGCTCCGGTGGCTTCGCCGGGCGTTCTGTTTGCAGACATCACGGACGCCGACACTAGCTTTGAGGTGGCGAATGCTGTCTTAGCTGACTATGACGCCAGCGGCACTCTTCGGATTGGCGATGAGGTGATGACCTATACCAGCCGTGCAACGACCAGCAACGGCGTGACCTTCTCCGGCGTGGTTCGCGGGACTGATAACACTGAAGCCAACTCTCACGGCTTCGATGCGTCCGTTCAGCAGTGCATTCGCTATACCGAGGCAGATGTAAACACGGTGCTGGTTGACCTGCTACAGACGCGGGGCGGCATTCCCTCAGAGTTCATGGCAGACTTCGTGGCAGGACAGCCAAGCGCCAATGAGGTCAGAGACTATCTGGGCTTCACCAGAGCTACGCGGCTGCTCACCGAGCCGTTCAGCATTGCGAAGCTGGTCTCGGAAATGTCGGAGCAGTTCTCGTTCTACATCTGGTGGGAGGAGACTGAGCAGCGCGTTAAGCTGAAGACCATTCGCGGCTTTGATGAAGAGCCTGACACGCTCACTGATACCACCAGCATCATCAGCGGCACCTTTGCTCTGAAGGACAAGCCACGCGAACGAGCGTCGCAAGTCTGGTTTTACTACACCTTGGAGAACCCAACCGAGGACGAGGAGAGCGTTAAAAATTACGAGAATCTGTATGTCATTGCTGATCTGGAAAGCGAGACGGATGAACTATACGGCAGTTCGTCGATTCGCACGATCAAGGGTGCTTGGACGACGCAGAGCATCATCGCCCAAGCGACAGCAACTAAGCTGTCAAACAAGTATGTCGATACGCCAACCGAAGCCACGTTCCGAGTAGACATTAAGGATGGTGACTACCAGATCGGCGACACGTTTTACGTTGACCACTACCTTGACGTTGACGAGTTCGGCACCCGACGCTTGCGCCCGTGGACCGTTCTGGCTCGCGAGGAGAAGGTGCCGAACGAGATCGTGCAATACATGTGCGAGGATACTGGCCTCTATGGGCGCATCTTCTTCATCATGGCGAATGGCAGCGGAGATTATGACCCCAATGACGTGCCGTTTAAATCAGCGTATATAGGCAATGACAGTGGCTTGCTGAGCGACGGCAGCACAAGCGCAAAGATCGGATAAGACATGGCGACTTTTTCAACTATCGCAGATGGGTCAATAGACCAAGACAGCCCTATCACGCAGTCTCTTATGACTGCTTTGCGAGACAACACGCTGGCCATACAGCAGGGCGACGACACTGCGCCGAACATTGTCAGCAGAGCGCTCGGACTATCCATCGTGACTGGCTCCGCAACTCATACCAGCGCAACGACCAGCACCATATGCACCATGAACACAGGCGTGGATGCGAACTTAGCAGACAGCAACTACG